TACACATTTACTTTACGTCAAGTTTCTCCCCAAAAGTGTAAAGTAGTAGTGTAAACCAAGTGTAAACCTCTGCAAGTGTAAACATCATGACAACTCAATCATAAAACTATTGCATTATATATACCATAATGCTATAATGTTTATAATGAATAGGAGGATAGAAAATGACATATCAAATTAATTTTCATTTAGTAAGTGAAACAGGATATCAAACAACAATAAAATTTGATAATTGTATTAATATATCAATTAATGATGATTATTTTGAGTTCTTTGATTTAATATCTGGAACACTTTATAAATATTATTTAAGAGATATACCTAATACTCAAGCAGCTAAAACAATTGATGAAATAGAAGTGAAGCAAAATGTATGAAGTATATATTAAATTAATGTATGAATTAGAATATAGGAAACATACAATAGAGGAATTAAAGGAAATAAAAAAGATATTAGAGCAATATAATGGTAAAACATTAGAAGTAAGATTGAAGAGGATTGAAGAAAATGAAGATAAACAAATTAATCAAAGACATAAATAATTATTACTTAAAGAAGTTAATGAAAAAAGAGCAAGTTTTTTATCAGATAGAAGATGATTATATCTTACTATCTGATAAATATATAATTGCTATTCTAAAGAGAGATGAGTTTTATTTAAATATTAATTTAATGAAACAAAGTGATCTCCTAGTTAATTTTATTAAAGAATTATATGAAGATGAGGAATATACTAATATAACATCAAAGTTTTATGATAAGAAATTTACTTATCTATATAATGGAAATGAGAAAATAACCATTAATAGGAACTATGATAAATTATTTGATGGGTTAGAAATAAAAGTAAGAGGAGATACAAAACCAGTATTATTTTATGCTAATAAAGAATTAAGAGGTTTTGTATTACCAGTTATAAATTATTAAGGAGCTGATAAAGAGTGAAAGAAATTAATTTAGCATATTTTATGAGTAAAGGAAAAATATATGTTCCTTTTGATGAACATAAAGAAATAATAGAAAGCTACAAAGAAGAAATAGAAAGATTAACATTTGAAAGTACAAAATGGGAAAGTAAATTTTATGACGAAGCTAAAAAAGTAGATAGAGCAATAGAATATATAAATTGGGTATGGAATAACACAAATAAACCAACAAATACAATAGTAGCTTTAAGAACACTTGAGAATATATTACAAGGAAGTGATAAAGAGTAATGGAAGTATATGATGAATTAGAAAAAGCATTAAAGAAAATAGAAAGACAAGAAGAAAAAATAATGCGATTAAATATTAAGAATTTAGAATTAATAAATATCATAAATGAATTAGAAAAAGAACTAGAAAATATGGCAACACTTAAAACTGATAAATATGGTAATACAAGAAAAATAACTCATATTGATATAAATTGGTTATTAACAAAAATAAAAGAACTCAAAAGGAGTGATGAAGAGTGAATATAGAAGAATTATTGAAAGATTTAGAAAAAAATATAGAAAATTATTGTGGAGATTATGGAACATTAGAAAGCAGATTAGAAGAAACCTTATGGTTGATTTTAAATATTCTAAAAGAACTAAAAGGAAGTGATAAAGAGTGAATTATACTGAAATGTTATTTAATAGAGATGAACGATTAGTTAATTTATTAAATCAAGCTGATAGTAAAAATTTAGAATTAATAGAAGAAATAAACAATAGAGAAGAAGAAATAGAAAGATTAAAAGAAGAATTGAAATATACAGTATCAATAGTAGAACACAATAAAACAATAACTAAACATATTAAAGAAAAAGAACAATTACACTCTATCATAAAAGAATTAAGAGAATATATAGAAAAACATACTATTATGTTCAAGGATGGAGATATATTAGTTGATATGAATGTTGATGAACTTTTAAAAATATTAGATAAAGTAGGTGAAGAATAATGATACTAAATGAAATAGTCGATTACTTAATATTTAAAGATTTTATTGTACCTTTAGGGATTCTTATAGGGGGATTATTAGGTATTGTAACAGTTTATTTAATTATGGATATAAAAGACAAAATCAAAAGAAGAAAGAAGAATAGAAAATGAAAGTAATAGATTTATTAAATAAAATAGCAAATGGTGAAGAAGTACCAAAAAAAAAAATAAAATATAACAATGAAACTTTTACTATAAGGGAAGAAAAAGATGATTATGTAAGTGAATATTATTGGTTTACTGATAGATATAGTCTTTTAGATTTAAATAATGAAGTAGAAATAATAGAAGAAGATAAGAAGATAGAAAAGATGGAAAGACATATTCCACAAAGTGAAAGCGAATTATATTGTATTGCATATAATGGGGTAGTCGATAAAATCAATCAAATAATAGACCATCTTAATAAAGAGGGAAATAACAATGAATAGTGGTATTTATATAAGAGTAGGCAAAGAAAATAAACTACTAGAAGAAATGACAATAGAAGAAAGAAAAGAGTGGCTAGATAGTTTAAATAAAGAAGCTTTATATAGAGTTATAGACAGATTATGTGAAGAACTATTACTTTATGAAAAATATTTAGATAAGGAGAAAGAATAATGAAAAGTTTTAAATTAAGAAATTTTACAAGTAGAATAGGAGAAATACTAAAAGATGTTGAATATAACTATTCAATAGGAGATTCTTCTGGACTTTTAAAAATAGATTTAACAATGTATAATGATATTGATGAAGAAGAACACTTTATTGAACAAATGAATAAGCTATATAGATTAGATGAGTTTACTGTATATCATGGTAAATATAAGTTTGTTTATAATAGAGGAACTATAATAAAAATAAAAATGTATTAAGGAGTGATATTATATGGTAAAATTTAGAACTAAAGTGAGGAGAAGTACTAAAAAATACATAACAAAGATGGTTAATGAATATGCTTTAGTAGATAATGAACCAGTTATAGTATCACAAATGTATAGATATAAACCACCAAGAAGAAATTATTTGAATACAATTTCAACTTCAAGTTTAAGAAGTCAAGTTAAAAGACAAGTTAAAAAAGCTAATCAAAGACTAAGTTCTTTAATTAGAGATGTTAACAAGGGAGTTTACAATCCTAAGACTAAAAAATTTGAAAGAAAAGGAACTATTACTATTATTGATAGTTCTGGAAGAAAAAGAAAAATAAAAACTACTAATATAAAAGATTATAGAGGTAAATTTGCTTCTAAAAAGCTAGAAGAATTAGAATCCTTTAATAAAAAATTGAATAAAATTGAACTAACTGGTAATGAATCAAGAGATGAATTATTAGAAATAAATAAACTAACTGAGAACTTTTTAAAGAATAAAACATCAACATTATCTGGAATTGAAGAGGTAGAAAAAGGAATAAAAGAAAATATATCAGCTAAGCTAGATGAATTTGATATGACACCAAGCGAAGTAGATTCTTTATATACATTATATGAAGATAAAGATTTTATAGCTTTGAGAAAATATTTAGACCCATCAGAACTTCAAGCTCTAATGATGGAAGTTAAGGAATTTAGAGATAATTTAAGAAATGATGAGATACCATTTTCAGATGAAGAAATTGAACAAGCTGGTTTAAATAAATTTAAAGAGTTATTTATATCCTATGCTGGTTTAGATGTATCATCAGCTGGTTTAGATATGGATTTACAAGACGCTTTACGTTCTTTATATAAAAAGATTGATACTATATTATAAGGATTTTAAACCTTATGATATTAAAGAGGTAGGAAAGAGGAAAAAATATGATAATAATATCTATACCTTTGATATTGAATCAACTTCTTTTATAGTTCTTGATGGTAAAATTTATAATAATTATGAATATGAAAAATTGGGAGATAAAGAACAAAAAAGATGTGAAAAAAGAGCTTGTATGTATGTTTGGCAATTTGGCATTAATGATACAGTTTATTATGGTAGAACTTGGAGCGAATTTAAAGAGTTTATAAAAATGATTGATGATTATTGTACTTTAAAGAAAATAATCTTTGTTCATAACTTATCATTTGAGTTCCAGTTTTTAATGAGAGTATTTAAATTTGAATCAGTATTTGCTAGAAAAAGTCATAAAGTTATGAAAGCTGAACTTGAAAATTTTAATATAGAGTTTAGATGTAGTCTATTTATGAGTAATCAAAAGTTAGAGAGTTTACCTAAAACTTATAATTTACCAGTTCAAAAATTAGTTGAAAAATTAGATTATAATTTATTAAGACATTCTAAAACAATATTATCAGAAGAAGAGCTATCTTATTGTGAAAATGATTGTTTAGTTTTGTACTATTATATTAAATATATGAGAGATTTGTATGAACAAGTAAATAAGATTCCAACTACATCAACTGGTCAAGTTAGAAGAGAGTTATTTAATATCACTTTAAAAGATTATAAATATAAAAGAAAAGTATATAAAGCAATCAATACTGATCCTCATGTATATAATCTTTTAGTGTATGCTTTTCAAGGTGGCTATACGCACTCTAATTATCTGATGACTAATTCATTATTATCTAATGTTGATTCATGGGATATTACAAGTTCCTATCCTTATTCTATGCTAGTTCAAAAGTATCCATCAAAAGAATTTAAACCTTGTAAAGTTGGAAGATTAGAAGATTTATTAAAATCTTTTGCTTATCTTTTAGTAGTTAGTTTTAGAAATGTAAAATCAAAATTTTATAACCATTTTATATCTGGTTCAAAATGTTTTGAGCTTAGAGGTGCTAAGTATGATAATGGTAGAATAATAAGAGCTGATTCTTTTAAAATGGTTTTAACTGATGTTGATTTTAAATTATATAGTAAGTGTTATGATTTTGAATATACTATTGAAGAAAGTTACTATTCAAAATATGATTATTTACCTATACAATTAGTTAATTTTATATTAGAAAAATATGTTAAGAAAACAACATATAAAGGAATAAAAGAAAAAGAGTTAGATTATAACTTAGAAAAAGCTAAGTTTAATTCCATTTATGGAATGAGTGTAACTCGGACTATATCAGATGATGTTAAATTTGATAATGGTGTTTGGGAAGAGATACCTTTATCAAATGAGGATATAATTGAAAAGTTACAAATAGAAAAGAAAAAATCTTTTTTATCTTTTGCTTATGGGTGCTGGGTTACTGCTTGGAGTAGAAAAGCATTAATTGAAAGAATAATAGATGGTAATGATAAATATTGTGTATATTGTGATACTGATAGTGCGAAGTTAATACAAGGATATAACAAAGATGCTTTTATTAAATATAATGAAAGTGTAAGGAAAAAAATTGAACATGTATGCAAAGAAAGAAATCTAGATATCGCAAATTTTGAGCCAACTGATTATAAAGGTAAAAAGCACTTAATAGGAGTGTTTGATTTTGAGGAACATTACCAAGAATTTATCACGCAAGGTGCGAAAAAATACGCCGTAAGAAATAGTAATGGTGATATAAAAATTACTGTTGCTGGAGTTCCTAAAAAAGGTAGTAAAGCTATGAAAGACTTAACTGAATTTAAAGATGGGTTTATATTTAAAAGTAAAGATACTAATAAATTATTACTTTATTATGTTGATAATCAATCTCCAATAGAGATGGAAGATTATCAAGGTAATAAATATATTGTTAATGATGTTTCTGGGTGCTGTTTAGTTCCTTGTTCTTATACACTTGGAAAAGCACTTGATTATGTAGAATTAATAAATGATTCCGTATCAGAAAGGAGTGTATATAATGAAAATTAGTGAGAAAAAAAATTCCAGAGAGTATAAGATTATTATTAATTTTAATAAAATAACTATGACTAAAATATGTAATAATCTAAAACTTAATAGAAAAAATATTTGTAATGGAACAGCTAAATTTGAAGATATAAAAAGAGTAAGGGAAGAGCTAGAGAAAGAAATTGCTAAAATTTTTTTAGAAAGTGAGTGATACAGTGGTGGATTTAAAAACTTTAATTAAAAAGAGAAACAAATTACTAAGTGATTCTATGAAAATGAGGAGAGTAGCTTGGGAAACACCTATTGACCAAGCTAAAGAAATTAGAGAAAAACAAGATAAGTTATGGAAGCAATATATTTTTTATAAAAAATTAGTAGAAAGTTATTCTAATGGCAAAAAATATTGAGCATTATTCTATTGATAAGATTAAATCATTAAATGCTGATATTAATCTAATTTATGGAGAAAGGAGTAATGGTAAAAGCTATCAAGTTAAGCATGTTATTGCACTTGATACATTTCTTTCTTCATATAATAGACTTTCAAAAGAATCTTTATTAACTGAATCTATTAATGAATTAAAAAGATTCTTTTTATTAAGAAGATTTGAAGTTGAAATAAAAAATAATTTTGTAGAAAAATATTTTGCTGATGTAGATATTAAAAGATTAACTAATGGGGAATATACAACTATTGATGTATATAGAAAAGAAATATATTTAGCTAATATAGACGAAAAAACAAGAAAATTAAAAAGAGGAATTAAGATTGGATATGTTGGTTCACTATCAACTGAGCAAAATTATGCTATGCAATCATATCTAGATGTATATAACATTATATTTGAAGAATTTATGGTTAGAAATTCACCTTATTTACAAAATGAACCAGATAAATTAATGAATTTCTATTCTACTATTGATAGGAAAAGAAATGTCGTTAAGTTATGGTTAGTTGGTAACTCTATCTCTAGAGTTTGTCCTTATCTTATCGATTGGGGTTTAATGGATATAATAAAGAAGCAAAAACAAGGTGATATATCTTTATTAAAAGTTCCAACTGGTGATTTTAATGAAGATGGAACTTCTATTGATAAAACAATTGCAATTGAATATTGTAAATCATCTGGAACAAGTTCTTATGTTATAGGTAAACATGCTAATATGCTTAATAAAGGTGAATGGCAATCTGATCCTCAGCCTAATCTAAAAAAGAGCTATAAAGAATATAAAAGATTATATATGATTGGTTTTCAATATCAAAGCTTTAAATTCTTAGGAGAATTATTAAAAGATAAAGAAACTAAAGAGGTTATATGGTTTATTAAACCTTATGATGATATATGGAAAGATAATATTTTAATTTTTTCTGATGAAGTTAATCAAAAGAAAAACTACCAAAGAAACATTTATGATGTTACAATTAAGGGGGGTAAGTTACAAAATATATTGAATACTTTTAGAGAATCTAATATATTTTATGCTAATGATTTAGTTGGAACTGATTTTAAACAAGCAATTGATTTTAGTATAAGGAGATGAAATTATGAGCAATAAAAGTTCAAGAATAATATTAAGTAAAAATATAAAGTTAGATAAAAAATATAAACAAGTATTATCATTTACTGAAACACAAATGATAACATTATTAACTGATTCAAATAATTTAGTATATCAATCATTAAATTATAGTTTTATAAGAGATAGAGGAAGCATAAAAGTTAATGCTCCTTATGGAACATGTATTCAATCAAATTATATGGCATTTCAAAATCCGGACTTTTCTAATAAATGGTTTTTTGCTTTTATTGATAAAGTAGTATATTTATCAGATAACTCATGTGAAATATATTATACAATTGATGAGTGGACGACTTGGTTTGATTATTGGAATCCAAAACAATGTTTTATAATAAGACAACATGTTACTTCTGATAATATTGGAGAGCATACTGTTCCAGAAAAAATTGAACATGGTTCATATACTGGTAATGGAGCATTAGTTGGAGATTCTAGATTTTCTACTTATGCTTATTTAGTAGTAACGACTGAGCTTCTAGAAGCTGCTCAACCAGAAACAATTTATACTTCTTTAGGTGGAATAATAATGAATGGTTTTGTGTATTATTGTTCAAATTTAAATCAAGTAGAAAATAGAATAAATGAATCATTACAACAAAAAGATAATTCAGTTCTATTTGTTTATATGATTCCATCAATAATAGTTCCAGATACCCAAATAGGAAGCCAAAAAGGTTTAATTACAAGTTATACAACACCATATCATGCAACATATACACCTATTAGTTCAATTCCAACTTCCCTTGATGGTTATACTCCAGTTAATAAGAAGCTTCTTTGCTATCCCTATCAATATTGTTTAATGGAAAATACAGCTGGTTCTTCAAATGTACTTAAATATGAATCATTTAGTGGAACTAATCACCCAGTAGAGATATGGTATTATGGAGTACCATCAATAGGAGCTTCTATAATTGCTATTCCTCATAATTACAATGGTAATGTATTAGCACTAGATGAAGCAATTGTTGGTCCTAAATATCCAACTCTTCCATGGAGTGAAGATGCTTATACTAACTGGTTAACTCAAAATGCTGTAAATAATACAATGAACTGGGTTAAAACTGGAGCTGAAATTGTTTTAGGAGCTGGAATGATAGCTGGTGGAGTTGCTCTTGCTGGAACTGGTATTGGAGCAGCACTTACACCGGGACTACTTGCTAGTGGAGCTGGTTCAGTTGTATCTGGTGGAATATCAGCATTTGATAATAGTATGGAATATTACCAACATAAACAAGAACCAGATATATTTAAGGGAGTAAATTCAGCTGGAGATGTTTTAACAAGTATAGGAGCTATGGGATTCAATTATTTAAAAATGAGTATAACAAGCGAATATGCGAGAAAACTCGACAAATATCTAACTAGATATGGATATATGATTAATAGTGTTGAATATCCTAACTTATTACATAGACAAAACTATAACTATATACAAATATCTAAAGATGATAATATAGGTTATCCTAATAATCATAATAATATATGTTTACCAGCTTCTTCTATGGAACTTATTAATTCAATAGCGAGAAGTGGTGTTACAATATGGAACAATCACACTAATTTTGGAGATTATTCAGTATCAAATAATATTACATAAGAAAAGAACTTCAATTGAAGTTCTTTTTTAATTAAGTTTATAACATTGTAAATTTAAAACATCAAAGTAATTATATAGTGGATTGTCTAATTTATATATTTTGACTTGATAAATTGGTATTATATAATCTACTTTTTTATCATCTATATAATATATTTCATTTCCAAAGTTGTATAATTCATTATAATTTACATTAATAGTTTGATTATCAGAATATAATAATTCTTTTAATAAATTATTATCTTTATCATATAGTCGTATTCCTTTTGTTAGAGTACCAGATTCAATATTTTTAACTAAACCATCTGTTGTAATTACATCACCTAATTTACAACTTATTTTTGTATTTCCTTGGAATTTTATAGTACAACCATTTGCACGTGTGTTGTCATAGTATAATTTAATACTATTGTTATCAATTTGTGCATCATTTATTATTTCGTATGATGTTCCACCATAACTTTCTAATATTTTAATATTTCCAATAACAGTGTTTGAATAATAATTTCCTGTTTCACCAACTGTTGCATTGTCATTAAAGCTATCATCTACTAGATTGTATTCACTTCTTGAAAGTATACATTGTCTATTATAAGATGGTATAATATTATTTTTTAAAACAGTTACATATTTATTGCATAGACTATTTTGATCTTTTGCAAATCTACTCCAATTTGATGTATTAGATGCAAATAGTCCAGATAATCTAACATTATTAAATGATACGCAGTTTCTATTAACACTATTTGATATTGCCCTTATTATATTTGCACTTCCTTTATTTGCACTTATTGATGAATTATTAAATAAGACATTACATTGATAATATAGATTGTTAGTTGTTCGATTAAAGTAAACTAAACCATAATATTCCTCGCTTAATAAATCTGTTAAATTACCATCATCAATATATTTTTTAGAGTAAAATCCTTCATGATGACAATTATTAACATTTATATTTCCCCCCGTAGGGTTTGAAATAAGATAACATAATTGATTATAATCTAGGGAACAATTAATTAGATTTAAACTTCCATATTTAGTTAAATTTAATGCTACATGATTATTAGAAATATTACAATTTATAAATCTTATCATTTCACCAGAATTTATATCAATATCTGCACCATATTGTAAGCCATAATTATTTTCAAATAATGTAATATTTTCAAATGTAGTAAGATAATTGTTTTTACTATATATTAATAAACCAATATTAAAATCTGATATCATTATATTTTTTAGCGAATAATATGCGTTTAAGTTTGTTGTATTTTTACCAATTTTTATAGCTATTGAATTACCTGCACTAGTTGTTAAGTAATTATTGTCTTTAGTAACATTAATTTTATTTATAATTGATATTCCTCCATTACTACCATCAATAATTGGAGATATATCTTGATTAATATTAAAATAATTATTTATAAAAGCTTCATCTGGATTTATATTATCATCACTATATATTTCAAAGCAACTATCATTTTCAATATAACTATAGAATATAACATTATCTAGTGATTTAATTTTTAAATATAAAGGTATTTCAATTTTTTGAGTTATCTTATATTTGCCTGATGGCACTAATAAAATAGAATTGTTGCCATATAAATTTACACTTGAAAATTTTTGTTTTAATAAATTTATTGCATTAATGAAATATTGTGCATCATCATCTATACCATTTCCTTTTGCACCTATTTGTTTAATATTAAAATTATCAAGGATTAAAACTGCATAGTTTCCATTACTTAAAGTTTCATAATAATCTGTTGATGGTTGAATTGATGTTATATAATATTCTGCACCACCACCATCATCAACATCATAGTATCCTAAAGTTTTAGCTTTCATACCATCTTCTAATAAACTATTTGTCATATCGTATACATTATTAAAAGTTCTTTCAACATAATTATTAATATATTCTCCAATTATTTCTTCAAGTTCGCCACTTTCTACCATTTCATCAAGTTTATTATTAACTTGTTCTTGTAAATTTAAGTCATCAAAATAATTATTTACATAATCTAATAAATTATTATAAGCCTTAACTAATTCAGTACCTAATTCTTGAACCATATTTTGATTAGCTATTACATTATTTAAATATTCTATTACTTTACATAAAAGTTGATAATTAGTAATAGCATCAAAATCAGCTTCAATAAAAGGAAAGTTTTCTAATACAAAACCTTTGAATGGAGTTAATTTAATATAAGTTTTATCATTAATTTTATTTCCTATTTGTTCATTCATTTTTATCATTCCTTTCTATAATGATGTTAGTCCAAAAAATAATGAATCACATTCTTTGAAAATCATATCATATATATTATTAGCATAATCTAAAAACTTTTTATATTCATCTAGAGTATCTAATCTTATATGAGTTATTGTTTCATTAGTGGTTAAATTATCAGTTTTTTCTTTTTCCTCAGATGAATCACTTGAAGAACTATTTGATACACTTGAAGTGTTAGTATCACTACTTGTTCCACTCGCTTGATTATAAGTATAATCACTTAAATATGTTCCATTTTGAACATTATTAATTTGTCCTTGAGGAGTATCACTATATCTATTATCAGTAGTATTTGAACTTGTTCCACTAGATGTTGAGGAACTTGTTCCACTACTTGTTCCAGAACTTTCAGCTGAATTACTTTCGTTTATAGTTCTAACATCAGTTAATCTTCTAGTAGTTGTATCTCTAAAACCATCAAAATCTAAATTAGAAAAACCAAGAAACATTTTATTATATTTAGGCATAATACTTTTTAATTTTACTTTTAGATGTAATTTAAAAGAAAGATAAGTATCATAATTTATTCTTCTAAACATATAATGAGTTAAAAAAGTTTCTTCAAAATCACTCTTAAATTGATTATCTAAAGGATATTCAAAATCGAATAAATAACTTTTAAATGCACTTGGTAAATCACTTATAGAAGTTTGTTCTTCAGCTCCAAAATTAACCTCGCTATTCATTAGACTATACAAAGTAGGTGGCATATCATTTTGACATAAAGCCATATACATTTCATTATTATATGTTGGTTTTAATCTATATATTGGCATTTTCTTCCACCTCTATTTCTTCATTAGTATCAGATAAAAATTCTTCTGGATTTAATAATGTAGATGGCAATCCATCATAGAAAGCAACTTCTATATTTAAACCGAATTTTTCATTAATTTCCTCAACAGCTTTTCTTCTTGATTCATATCTATTAAATCTACTTGCAATAGTTCCACCCATAGAAAACATAATTTCATCTTTAATAATTCTTTCTTTTTTATTTATTTGTGATTCACTTATTCCAATGATCTCTAAGAATTCAGCCCACTCTTCTTTTTTGCAATCATTTAATTTATCAGCAACAAATGGAGCTGGGTTTAATACTTGTTGAGTTTCATCTAGTTCAAAGTTATCATAAGTTACAATTGTTTCAACATTAGAATCAACTTGATTTAAAATAGATTTTAATGTTCTTTCGTTTTCTTCTGATGTTTTCCAGAATCTATTAGTCATTTGTTGACTAACATTTATATCAATACCCCTTTTAATAAGAGCTAGTCTTTCAGCTGATTGAATCAACTCTGGATATATAGGAATTTTAGAATTATTATCATACATAATAACAAATTCATTTCTATTTAGAGTTCTTTTATATATTCCAAAATATGGAATAGGTTGAATCCTTGTTGGACGTCCATAATAATCTAAAGAACCTAATGATGTATATGGCATAGCAAGTAAATCTCCAGTAACATCATCTTTGAAAAAAGCAACACTACCATTCATTAATAAAGTTTTATTTACTAGAGCCATATCAATAAAAGGATTTAAATTCTTAAACTGAAATACATTCATAGCTAAAGACATCATTTTATCTTTATAATTTAAATAAGTTTTATAGTTATAAAGTTGAGAATTTACAGCTTTTCTTTTCATTATTTTATCTCCTTTCTAATAAAAAATAGGAAAGGGAATTAACCCTTTCCCAATAAAGGAATATTAAGCAACAGTTATAGTAGCAACATCAGATTTTGTTGTATCATAAACTGAAGTAGCTCCAACTGATATTTCAGTTTCACTAGTAACTGTAGATGCAACATGTAATGTTCCATCTTCTCCGATAGTTACACCATCAATATCAGTCCATGTTGAATCAGATAATGATCCAGCTCTCCAAGTAACAGCTTTATTTGCTAAACCATCAGCAACAACTGTAGCTGATAATTTTAAATCTTGACCAGCTGTAATTGTAGCAGAAGCTGGACTAACAGTTACACTAGTAATACTTGGTTCATCTTGAACAAATGTGATAATGTTCTCAAATGGTGAAGTTGAAACAACTTTCCATGTATGTAACCAATGATTTGTCTTTAAACTTTCTGGATTAAAGAACATAGTTGAACGAGTTTCAACATTTCTATCTAGTGCATAATTCCATACTTGAAAGAAGTCATAGCCAAATAATACAGCTGGAACTTTTTCAAGGATTGCTAATTCATCACTAGTAAATGGTACATATTGAGAACCTAAAAGTTCAGTTAATCTTGCAGCATCATGATTTCCAAATCCATCAATTAAAGCTCCATTAGTTCTAAATTCAGCATCATTTCTAAAGAATGAAGTTGCTAAAACTGATGTAGTTAATTGAGATTCAAAATCAGTATTCATTAATAGATATTGTCTATCAAAAGGAGTAGCAACTCTTACACCAGCTGGATTGTAGTTTGGAGACATAAATCCAAGTTTATTAGAGTATGATTTCATAAATTCAACTCTTTCTCTTGGTGTCATAGTTGCATAATCATCTATATATACAGCTGTAGTTGTTCCATCAACCATTCTTTTACATAACATATATTTTTCAACAATATATTTATCATATTCATAACCTCTATATAATGATTGAATTACTTTATTAATTAAGTTGAAAATACCCTCATCTGATTCAAAAGCCATAGCTATTTCTTCATCAGAAGTAGTTGTCTTGTAGTATTTTTGATAGTTTACACTGTGAATATATTGAAGTACGTTTGGTACAACATTACTTAAGAAGTTAGTTGGACTATTTTTTGTTGAATTATAATCATAAACATCAGCTATATCAACAAATATTTCTCTAATAGATTGTCCTCTATTTAAGAATCCCTTTTCAGTGAAAGAATCCCATGGATTTTCCCACATATTATCTTTTATTATAGTTAAACCTATAACATTAATAGTATTTAAGAAAGCATTTTTATATCTTTCATTATCAACAATTATTTTTCCTATTGGTGCAATTGATTCTCCTTGAACTGGTAAATCAATTTCACTTCTAAGTTCTGGAGTTTCATTTATAATATATGAAAGTAACTCAGAACTATTTCTTGTAGTTAAAAAATCTCTTGCCATTATTAATCATTTCCTTTCTATCTTTTAAATATTGATTTTACATCAATAACTTCTCGTTCTTCCAACTCTTCTTCTTTTTTGGTAGGAAAAGGCATTTTTTTATCATCTTCACTATCAAAAAATCTACTTTTATATTTTTCTTTTAAATCTTCATACTTTGAACTAATATCATCATATAAAGACTTTTCAACAACTTCCTCATCAGTAAATGAATCAGATAAATCTTCTAAGAACTCAATACCATCATCTTCAGTTTTGAATTTATCAACATATTTTTTTGAAAAATCATCTCGAGATATCTTTGACATAGAGTTAACTCCTTTCTAGGATAAATATAGCATAAAAAAGAAAATATATCAAATGTATATTTTCTTTACTCTACCTTAAACCATTTCTAAACTTTTTAGCATATAACACCCAAGGAAATTTACCATCTCTTTTATAAGTTGGTGTTGGTGGTATTGGTGGTGTTGGTCCTGATCCTTCAAATTCTCTCCAATTATAATTAACTCTTACATTATTATGATTAACATAATAGTCTTTATATAAATTAGTATCATTAACACCCATTAAATTGTATAACCATGTTGAACCTCTTACCATATATACATCATTTGAGTTTTTATAATACCCATTATAAATTCCTTTTTTAGCCTCGATATGAACATGGTCAGCACCAGCCGCTGCTCCATAAGTTCCAGTATGCCCTATTACTTGACCTTGAGTTCTTGTTTCTCCAATTGTAAAGTTCATTACATTATCATCATGACAAAAACCTATTGTAGCATATCCAGTAGTTCCATCTATAAAATTTACTTCATCTATTGATTGCCACATAACCATTGGAGATGAAGAACCCCATCTAGCAACCAAACGACATGAAAATGGTGCATAATAGGGACAATGATATCTTCTAACAACTTGATTATTTGAATTATACTGAGCTCCTTGAAAATCCATAGCATAACAACCATTATGTGAATAAGTAGCTGTATAACTTCCTTGAGTTAGCCACATAATCTCTAAAGGAAATAAAAAATTTTCTTTACCATTAGTTCCAAAACTTCTTTCTCCAGCTAACATTTAACCCTCATAAATAATTTTTAGATGTATAATATCCTCTTACTTTATCTATAAGAGCAAATTTTCCATCTACCTCATATAATGGAACTATATCACCATTATATAATTTATAATCTTTAACTATACTAGCTTTAGAAAATGATTTTTTATTATGAACTAATAAAGGTTCTTCTGGAACATTTCTAACAATTTTAGCATGTAATACTTTTAATTTATCTTTAGATTTATCTGATAATATTTGATTGTAATATCTTACTAAATATTTCATAGGATTTAGGAAATTAGCTTTTTTATTATAATTTAATTTACCTTTATATAAACCATAATGTAAATGATAACCACTAACTTTTCCAGTATTTCCCATTTTCGCTATTATCTCTCCAGATTCTACTATTTGATGTAGTTTAACTTTTATACTTCCTTTTTTTAAATGACCAAATTCACTTGTTAAATTTAATTCTTTTGAAAAAATATGAATTACATATCCTCCAGTTGATTGATATTTAATATATATTACTTCACCTTTAAAAGGATTTATTATATTTTGATTATAAGAATTTTTATCAATGTTTGAATCAAAACCTAAATCTATTCCTAAATGAGATGATGTTTTTTCTTGTCTTATATTAATTATATTTACTGGATAACAAAATTCCATTTTATTCACCTTTCTTCTCAATATCTGATACTCTTTCAGTTAGCTTTACTAATGCAACTTGAATTTCTATCATAGAATCATTAATCTTTTTTAATGTACTATTTAATTCTCCTATATATTTATATATAAAATATAAAAGAGCTATAAAGGAGCAAATACCTAAACCATTATTAACAGCAACATTAATAATATCTTTCATTTCTATATCCCCTTTCTATAGCTCTATTATATCATTAAATTATTTATTTGTTACTAACTCTTGAATTTCTTTACTAATCTTTTCCATATTAGCTTGATATTCTTCTCTTATTTTATCAGATTCTAGAAAAAGTTCAATTTTTCTTTTTAACTTCTTAACATCATCATTTTCTTCTATTTTGTTAAGAGCTTCTAGGATAATTTCATAGTCTTTACTTTCCATTATTTATCCTCTTTTCTAAATGGTTTTAATCTTAAATAAGTATGACCTTTTTCTTTAGCTGGTGTTTCAACAACCTTTAAATACATAGGTTTATCAACACTAGGAGATCCTTTGATTGTTAGAATATCATTAAATGACATAAAACAAGCATTAGAGCCAGTTACATGACTTTTACCATCACTAGTAAATAATGTTAAAGTGTGTTTTTTTCTTCTGATAACTTCACCAGTTTCTTCATTATAAGTTTCAGTTGGTATTTCTTGAGCATAATATCCTATTACCTCTAATACGTTACCTTTTTCATCATTCAATTTGTAATCTACTTCAGACATTGCTCCTAAAAGTAAATCAGCTTGACTTTCATCACTTAAATCTAATGAAGTTGCCTTTTTAATCTTTTGTTCATCAGCACTAAAGATATTACCATTAAGTTCTGTTGAAATTGCATAAGTTTCCTTTCTTTCAGTTTCGTTTGTAGTTTCTACTACCATTTCTTTTTCGTCCATCTGGACACCTCTTTCTAAAAAAATATTTTAGTGTCTTTTGACACTTAGAGAGAACAAATGGTGACAAAATAGGAAAATAAGTATTTGTTCCCTCTAGCTATCAAAAGATTGATAACATTATTGTTTCTTGATATTTTCAATATCACTAACTAATTGTCTAATGATTATAACATTAAATATTTCAGTTATTATTAGACATAAAAATAATACATCATTAGCATTCATATTTATTACCTCTTTCATTATAAACATTATAGCATTATGGTATATATAATGCAATAGTTTTATGATTGAGTTGTCATGATGTTTACACTTGCAGAGGTTTACACTTGGTTTACACTACTACTTTACACTTTTGGGGAGAAACTTGACGTAAAGTAAATGTGTA